CCGGACACAGAGCAGCCGGACACAGCAACAGAACCGGACGAAACCGACGAGGCAGAGGACGAGGATGAACAGGAGGGAGGTGAATAATCATGCCAAAGAGACGTTTTGATTTCACAAAGAAGAATAAACGCAGCGGAAAGGTCGAAAATGTCGGCTATTTGGATTTAGAGCAGGACGAGGAACAGAGCAGATGTTCCTTGTATTTCTACGGTGACATTGTATCGGCAACATGGGAATCCATGTGGTACGAGGAGGACAGATGCCCGCAGGACATCGCAGATTTTCTCAACCAGTTAGATGGCTATGAGGACATTGATATTTATTTCAATTCCGGAGGTGGAGACGTATTTGCAGGACTGGCAATCTATAACCAGTTAAAACGATACGACGGACACAAAGTCGGCTATGTCGACGGAATGGCTGCATCTATCGCATCGGTCATCATGTTCGCTTGCGACGAACTGCATTTTGCAACAGGGGCACAAGCAATGATCCACAAACCGTTGTGCATGGCATACGGCAACGCAGACGATTTCAAGGCAGTAATAAAACAGTTGAATCTCTGCGAGGATTCAATCCTTGACGTTTACATGGAACATGTGCAGGAGGGTGTCACAAGAGACAAAATTCAATCTCTCATGAGCAATGAGACGTGGTTCGACAGTAAGAAGATGCAGCAGTATTTCGATGTCGAAATCGAAGAAAAGGCAGCAGTCGCAGCGTGTGCATCCGACTATTTTGAGAAATACAACAATATTCCGGAGGCACTCAAGAGAACTGAAAAAGAAAACATTGTCGATGCGGTGCTTGCAGAACTGGAAAAGAGAAACAGTGCAGCAACACAGGCAGAGGAACAGAGAATCGAGGCAGAAAAACGGGAGATTCTCGATGATTTATACCTTTACGGTATGTAAGAAATGGAGGACAGAAAGTCATGAATAAGGAATTACAGAAGTTATTGAAACAGATTAACGACAAGAAAAATGAAGTCAAGAGCCTTGTGAACGACGGAAAACTCGACAAGGCAAAGACAGCAAAGGAAGAACTCAAGGAGTTACAGAACAGATTCGACCTCCTCTATGATTTGGACGAGGACGAGCAGGGCGGTATTGAGGACAAGGTCAACAAAGGCACTGCAAAGCAGGTCGGCGGTGAGAAAAAGGTTGACAAAAAGAACCTTGTGAAAGCGTTCGTCAACATCGTAAAAGCGGGATTCCTGCACAGAGAGGCAGACGAGGCAGATGTTGAGGTGTACAAGAACGCACTCACATCCGGCACAACCGCAGGAAGTGAGGGAGAGGTCGGAATCGGCGTGACTATTCCGGAGGACATCCGAACAGACATCATCGAACTGCGTCGTTCATCCGACAACCTTGAGCAGTATGTCAATGTTGAGGGAGTTGTGACAAAGACAGGAACACGAAACATTGAGGTTGATGCAGAATCAACACCGTTCGACAACGTGGATGAGGCTGCGGATTTTCCGGAGATGGACGAGCCGGAATTTTTACCGATTGAGTACAAGGTCAAGAAAAAAGGTGGAATCCTCAAGATGACCGCCGAACTGCTTGAGGACACAGCAGCCAACATCATGGCGTACATCAACAAATGGATTGCGAAAAAGACAAAGGCAACCCGTAACGCAATGATTCTCAAGGTACTCAACGAAATGACAAAGGGAAAAGAGGTCACAGTGGAGAATCTCGACAGCCTCAAGGATATTTTCAATGAGCAGTTAGACCCTGCGATTGCAGAATCCTCAATCGTCATCACAAATCAGAGCGGTTTCAACTACCTCGACAAGTTAAAGGACAAGGATGGAAACTATATTTTGCAGAAAGACCCGACACAGCAGACAAAGGGAAAAATGCTTTTCGGGGAATACAGAATCGTGAAACTGTCAAAGAAAACGCTCAAGTCTACACCGATTATGAACAGCGATGGTCGTACAATCGACGGGTACAAGCACCCTGTTTTCTGCGGTGACTTGAAAGAGGCTATCACACTTTTTGACAGAAATGTTCTGACAATCGACCTCAATGACAAAGGTGCGGGGTTATGGGATAAGGACATGACAGGTCTCAAGGTTCGTGACCGTTTCGATGTGCAGGCAGTTGACAAGGATGCAGTCATCAAGGGTGAAATCACAGAGATTGTCAACGGGTAACAAGGCAGCAGGGCGGTGAATCCGTCCTGCTATTGAAAGCAGGTGAAAAACATGACGGATGAAGAAAAAGAGAAATACAGAGACGGTCTGATTGCCACATGCAAGGTATATTGTCGCATCGACTATGATGACGACATGGAAATCCTTGAATTGATGTTTGATGTGACCATGCAGGAAATGACGGAACTGATTCCGAATTTCGACCAGTACAGCCTCACAAGCCGTCAAAAGCTGCTTGCATTTATATCCGTGAAAGAACTCTACGACAACCGTGACAAATACCGGAGCGACACGAAACTGCTTGCCTCTGCTGCCTCCTCAATGCTTTTGAAAGAAATATACGGAGGTGCAGCACAATGACAGGCAGAATCAAGATAATTCGCAAGGTGTCGAGCGTTGTTGATGGCAGACGGCAGCAGGAGGAAACGGAGTTTTATTCCTGTTGGTGCGAGGTCAAGAGTTTGGGAACAAATGAGAAATACACAGCCTTGCAGACCGGACTTGAAAACACAATCGTTTTTGAGACACGAACGTGCGACAAGATGGAAGAAATCCGACTGAACTTGAAAGAGTTCTATGCGGTGTACAAAGGCGTTGAGTTCAAGATATATGATGCGTCTCCAATGTTCACGGACGACAGGAAATACCAGTTGAAATGTAGAGCGGGAGCATAGTGTCATAATCTGACACCGGAGGGATGCGATGAAAATTGAAATGGAATTTCAAGGCTTGAAAGAACTCATGAAAGCATTTGAGGATGCAGCAAGCGACGAGGACATAAAAGAGGTCAATCAAAAGATTGTAAAGCAAAGCGAACCAGTCGTGAAAAACATCATGTCCGGCAAGATTCCGAAATCTGCGGACATTAAATTGTCCGGTCGAGGATTTGGTTCAAAGTCATCCGTGACATCACATGCAGCGGACAGCATACCACTAGGAGCGGTCAAGGTGAAAGACACCGGAGCGTCTGCGGATGTTGGATGGGAAAAGTCGGACAACAGCGAACATTTTTATGTGAAATTCATAAACTGGGGAACTATCTATCGCCCGCCTCAAGAATTTATCTATGCAACAGGGCGTGAGGCAGATGCGGAACTGCAAAAAATCGCAGAACAGGAATATCAATCATATTTAGACAACACATTGAAATGAGGTGAGAGCATGAGCAGCAGTCCGGACATCATCAAAGATGCATCCGACGCATTGAAACCAATATCAGACAGGAGAATCATTGTGATGCAAGGATGGTATGACAAAAACATCCATGACAGACATGTGACATTGTGGGATTTGGGAGAAAACGACGAGAATTTTTCGGACGACGATGCAGAGGGAGTGACGCTGTCAGTGCAGGTCACTATATTTTCAGAGAATGACGAGGTTGAACTTGCGAGGGAAATCAAGTCACTCATGAAAGAAAATGATTTCTCATTTGACGGCAGGAATGGAGACGATTCAAAGCCGGAGGACGGAATCTATATGAAAGCACAAAGGTTTTCAAAGTTTTATGAAATGGAGGAATAGACATGAGCGAAACAGTAACACAGGTCAGCGAAACAGAACAGAAGATTGTCAGAAGTAGAACTTGCGGTTGTAGAGATTTCTACATCGCAAAACTCACACAGAACGATGCGAAAGCATACGTTGCAGAAACTCCGGTCAAACTGGCAAGAGCAATCAAAGCAAAAGTTGATGAAAAATGGAGTTCGGAGAAAATCTACTCTGACGACGGAACAGAGGAGGTCATCAATTCATATGAGGGAACTGAAATCGAACTTGAGGTCAACGCCCTTGCACCACAGGACAGACAGATTCTTTTCGGTCAGTTGTATGAGAATGGTTTCCTCGTAAAGACGGCAGACGACAAAGCACCGGAGGTCGCTGTCGGATGGAGAGAAAGAAAACTCAACGGAAAGTATGATTTCAAGTGGTTGTATGCCGGAAAGTTTGCAGAGGGAATCAGCGAGGAGGCAAGCACAAAAGAGGGAAAACTGTCTCCGACAACAAAGAGCGTCAAGGGTTCATTCTATGAGAGAAGTCTTGACAATGCATATGAGATTTCTGTTGATGAATCAAACCTTGTAACAGAAGATACAAAGGCAGCAGAGGCAATCAAGAATTGGTTCAGCAAAGTGCAGGAGAAAAACGGCGGTTTAGGCTAATAAGAGGATATATAACAGGAGGATAAATCATGAAAAGAAAAATTATAGTCAATAACAAAGAGTTTACAATGCCGAAAATGTCAATCGACACATACACGGAATATCTCGAACTTGCAGAGGTTATCGACGCAAAACAGAGATATTCAAAGCAGGACATTGAGGCGATGGGTCTTTTTATCTGCAAAGCATACGGAGACCAGTTCACCGTTGAGGAATTAAAGAATCCGGAGACCGGACTTGATGCAGCAGGTTTGATTCTTGAGTTCCAGTTCATCGACATGGGAATCGCCGACGACCTCACCAAACGTATGGAGAAGATAGAGAAAAATTTTCAGAGTGGCAAGTGATACCGGAAATCGAGGTCACTTGCAGAGGTGAGAGACTTTTCATCAATTCCGTAACGGTAGAACAGTATAAAAAATACATCAGTCTCATGGAAAAGAATGACACGGAGAAATTCTCCGGAGTGATGTTTTTCAACAAAAAGATAATGCAGGAGATGTTCGGGAATGAATTGTCGCTTGCAGCAGTTGGGGAGATTGATGCAGTTGAATTTCTGACGGCAATCAAGACGGTTCATTTCATCATGCAGAACATTGTTGCAGAGAAGATGTTGAGCATTGTCGAGGTTGAACAGGTAGAAAAAGAGGCATCCGCATTCGATGACTATGACCGTGAAAACGGATATGAGGACGAGGATGAACAACCGGAGGAAAATCAATGGAAAGTCTGCGGGGAAATTGTTGACCGTGTTGTGAAAATTGCGATTCGGCTATTGAAAAACTCATACAGTCAATGCATGAAAGAGAACATTGTCACGTTGTTGGACTACTTAAAATTTGAATTAGATACAATCAACGAAAATCAGTAAGAGAGGAGGCGACCGAATGGCTTATACAAGCGTCAAAATATCGGCAGATTCGAGCAGTTATCAATCACAAATGAAATCGGCAGCATCGCAGATGAAAGTCTTGTCTGCGGAATATACGACGGCAGCGACGAAAGCAAAGTTGTTCGGGTCAGAAACAGACAGCCTCAAGGCAAAAGCCGAATCGCTCACTCAAAAAATCACGGTGCAAAAGAACATCGTGCAGTTGAACAGTGAGCAGCAGGAGAAGTTGACAAAGAAACTGTCAGACCAAAAGACAAAGCAGGAGGAACTCAAAACAAAGATTGATGCTGCGAAAGAGGCTTATGAGAAATCAACGGCAGAGACCGGAAAGAACTCCGAGCAGTCAAAAGCACTCAAGGATGAACTCGACAAGTTAGAGAAAGAGTTCACCGCAAATGAGACAGCAATCGGAAAGACAGAGACCGCACTTGCAAATCAGACGGTAAAGACGGAAAAGTCAAAGACTGCCCTCATGAACATGGAGGCAGAACTGAAAAATGTTAATGACCAGTTAAAAGATAATAAACTTGAAAAATTTGCGACCGCTTGCGATACGGCGGGAACAAAGATGGAGAGTTTCGGAAAGAAAATGTCGGTTGTCTCTGCCGGAATTGCGGGTATTGGTGCAGCATCAATCAAAGCATTCACGGAACTCGACGAGGGTTATGACACCATAGTGACAAAGACCGGAGCAACCGGAGAGGCACTTGAGGGATTGACAAAGTCTGCGGATAATGTTTTCGGAACAATGCCGGAGGATATGTCAACGGTAGGAGAGGCAATCGGAGAAGTCAACACAAGATTCCATACAACCGGAACGGAACTTGAAAAGACCTCTAAACAGTTCATACAGTTTGCAACAATCAACGGAACAAACGTCACACAGTCAGTTGACCAAGTTGACAAAATCATGAAAGCGTGGAACGTCGATGCATCACAGACAGGGAATCTATTAGGATTGCTCACGGCAAAGGCACAGGAAACCGGAATCTCTGTTGATACATTAGAGGGATATGTCCTCGACNCAAAGGCACAGGAAACCGGAATCTCCGTTGACACGCTTGAATCAAATGTACTTGATAACAACGCAGCGTTCAAAGAAATGGGTCTGTCATTGCCTCAAGCAATCAATTTGATGGCTCAATTCGATGCAAACGGTGTTGATTCAACTCAAGCAATGGCGGGTCTTAAAAAGGCATTACAGAACGCCACAGCAGAGGGAAAATCAATGGACGAGGCGTTGTCAGAGACCATCGGCAGCATCAAGAACGCAAAAACAGAGACCGAGGCGATGCAGATTGCAACGGAACTGTTTGGAAAGAAAGGTGCAGCAGAAATGACAAAGGCGATTCGTGAGAATCGAATCGACCTCACCAGTCTGTCGTCATCAATGGAGGAATACGGAACGACGGTCGAGGACACCTACAACGGAACTCTCGACCCGATTGATAATGCAAAGGTTGCAATGAACAACGCAAAACTGGCGTTGTCGACACTGGCATCCACAGCACAGACATCCGCAGCACCTATGATTGAAAAATTGACCGGAAAGATTCAAGAGTTGACAAAATGGTTCACGTCACTATCTCCGGCACAGCAAGAAACCATCCTCAAAGTCGGTCTTGTGGTCGCTGCTATCGGTCCGTTGTCAATCGGATTCGGAAAAGTGGCAAAGGGAATCTCTGACACGGTAACGACCGGACAGAAATTTGTGTCCGGAGCTGCAAAGATAATCGCAAAGATTACGGCAAAGACAGCAGCCACGGCAGCAACGACCGCAGCAGATACGGCATCGACCGCAGCCACAGCAGCCGGAACAGTAGCGACAACAGCACACACGGCAGCAACGACCACGGCGACCGCAGCAACGACAGCGTTCGGAGTAGCGTTGAAAGTTCTGCAAACGGTCGGAGTTGTGGCAATTATCGCAGCAATTATCGCAGCAATAGTTCTGTTGATTAAAAACTGGGATAAGGCAAAAGAAGCCGTAACAAAATTATGGTCGCATATCAAAGAAAAATTCAATGCAATCAAAGAGAGCATCACGGGAGCATTCACGAAAGCGAAAGAGGCGGTCACAAATAAGGTCAAGGAAATCGGTGACAGCATAAAAAACAGCACCATAGGACAAGCAGCCTCGAAAGTATTCAACGGCGTAAAGGACACAGTTCATAATGTCATGTCGGCAGCGACCGAAACGGCAAAGGAAAAACTGGGGAACATGAAAACCGCCTATGAAGAAAACGGAGGAGGTATCAAGGGCGTTGTCGCTGCCGGATGGGAGGGAATCAAAGGATATTATTCAGCAGGATTCACATTCGTTGATAATTTGTCCGGAGGAAAACTCTCTGAAATCAAATCAAAATTCTCTGAAAAGACATCGGAAATCAAAACAAAGGTTTCCGA